CTTCCAATACTTTCCACCTGATGGAAGACTGATATAAATCTTAGGTTGTCTATAGTACTTCTGTAACGGATTAGGTTTGTTATCCGACATATTTTTCTCCTGATAAATACAAATGTATAATTACTCATGTGTATTTATGTACGTACTTAACTAGGATTTTAAATAAGTGGCTGAAGAAATTGAAATTAGTAATGTAGGCGGCGAAAACGGCGTAGCAAGCGAGGTTACCCTACGCAAGCTCGTTAAGTCTATGGATAAACTAGCTAAATCCAAAGGTAATAGTAGTAATCAGGACGCTAAAGCACAAGAAGCATACAATAAAGCACAAGCTGAAGGAACAAAAGCTACTAAAAACAATTCCGATGCACTTGATGACAACACTAGTGCAGTAAAACGCAGTACTAGAGCTTTAGGTGGTATGTTTGGCACCGCACTCAATGGGATGATACAAGGTATTGGAGCATTAGGCGGTTCAGTAACTGGTTTATCTAAAGAATTTTTGATTGGCGGCGACAGATTATCTGATTTTAGTCAACATGTGCCTATTGTTGGCAGTCATTTGACCATGCTTGCACAGGTTCTTGACAGTGCCATTGATAAATTCCGTGCATTTTCAGATGTAGGCATAACTTTTGGCAATGACATCAAACAAATGATGGGAGTTCTTGCTACAACTGGTATTAGTGCTCGTGTTATGGAAGATGCATTAATAGGAAATTCCGATGTTCTAAAAATGTTAGGCACTACTGTTAGCGAAGGTTCAAAAAGATTCATTCAGTTAAACAGAGAAATGGGAGAAAGTGGATTACGAGGTAATCTACTAGGTATGGGTCTTAGTGTCGAAGGTGTTGTTGAAGGATTAGCGTCATACACAAGAAACCAAGCAAGGTTAGGACGATTAGATAGTCTTAACAATCAACAATTGATTGCAGGAAGCGTATCTTATATTAAAGAATTAGATAAACTGACTAAAATTACTGGTATGAGTCGCAAAGAAGCTGAAGATGCTCTTGCAGCACAACAAGCTGACGCTATGGTTCGTAGTATTAGAGCAGAAATTGAAGCTAGAAACGGAAACGTTGCACAATTTGATGCAAACACTGCTAGACTAGAACAAATTTCTCAAGCAGGAGGCGGCGCAGCAGTAACAGCACTTAAAGGATTAGCAGACGGCATTGCAAATAATCCATTAGAAGCTGCTTTAGTAAATATGACAGATGGTTTAGCTCTTGAAACTATGAAAGCATATAGAGCAGGTACACTAAGCCAAGAAGAATTTAATGCTAGACTCAAAGAAATGGGCCCGATGATGGCTAATTTCATGAGTAGTCCTGAAGCAATTGGCGGATTACGTCAACTTGGACATCCAATTGCAGATTTACAGGATAGTGCAGCAGCATTTTTATCTATTACAGATGCATCAGGTCAAGCAGCAAAAGATGAACAAAACAAAAGAGATGCTACAACTAATGCACTTGCACAGTTTGAAGATATTATTAATAGATTAAGAGAAAAAGTATTAACACCATTTGTTGATTTCTTGTTACCAAAGATTAACAGCTTTATGGAAGGTACATTTACAGATGCAAACATAAATTCATTTATTACAAACTTTGGCAACTTTATTGACGAGTTTGCAGCAGATCCTAAGAAAAAGATAGGCGAAATATACGAAAACATTAAGGATTATGTTTTAGGAGAAATGGACGATACAGGCGGACGAAGCGGAGGAGTTTTTGCAGGCTTAGGTCAAGTATTGTCAGATGCTTTTGCAGCAATATTTGAAAATGAAACTTTAAGATCATCTGTACGTGAGGGGTTTGAAAGTTTAATGGATCTAATGAGTAGAACGTTTGCTAATAGTTTTCTTGCAAGAACAATTTTAGGAATAGATCGAGAAGAAGTAGCTGCTGATATTCTAAAAGACAGAGAGAGTGACACTACTACTGATACTACTATACCTGTTGACGCTGACGGCAATGCTGATACTACTTCAAGTACTCCATCTGGTCCTAGTGACGAAATAGGTTTATCTGATAGGTTTGATACAAAAGGTGTTCTTTCTCAAAATGATGCAGAAACAGTAGCAGCAGCTACTTTTGAAGGCATACAAGACAGATTTAATAGTGCATACCTATCAAAAGATGTGTACACTAAACTATTAGATGACCTAGGTCCAGAACTGGCACAAGCCTTTAAAGATCAAATGGAAAGTAACGTATCTATTCTAGATAGAGTTAGACCAGAAAGGTTAGAAGCAGGATTTGAAATTAAACAACTAGCAGAATTAGCTGAAGACGGAGAGGCGACACCCCAACAATTAAAATTAATTGAAGCAATAGGTCAATCGCTTATGGAGCAAAATATACTAAATGCTCAACCGATAGAAGGCGTTCCTCAACTCAATTACGGTACAAACGGATTTAGAGATTTTGGTGAAGGTACTCTAGCAGAATTGCATAACCGTGAAGCAGTTATTCCTGAAAATAGTAACGCTGGTAAGTTTTTAGCAAATGCAGATAAAATGCAAGCACAATTAAATTCATTGACAACTAACAATAATGGTGCTACAATTAATCAAGACGGTGTGATTAATGCTATTAATCAGTTAAATAGTAATATGAGCAATGTAGCTGGTATTCTAACAGCAATAGAGAAAAATAGTAAAAAATCAGTATCTGCACTTGGCTCTGTAGGTTCAGTGTATTAAGGGAAATTAAATGAGTTGGAAAAAATATTTTACTCCAGTACCAACAGGAGATAACCCAAGCGGAACATATTCTCCATTAGGTGGAGGTAGAGGTTCTATGCCAGGACCTGCTGCACGTAATTATAACTCGCACTTGCCTGATGTATATGTTGGCTCTCCAAATCGTATTGAACGTTACGGGCAATACAATACAATGGATTCAGATTCAGAAGTAAATGCCGCACTTGACATTCTTGCTGAATTTTGCACACAAAAGAATGAGCAAAACAATACAAACTTTAAATTAAATTTTAAAAACAAAGCAACAAATTCAGAAATAACAATTATACAACAGTACCTACAACAATGGTGTAAACTTAATAAGTTTGAAACACGTATGTTTAGGCTAATGCGCAATACATTTAAATATGGCGATCAAGTTTTTATTAGAGACCCTGAAACAAAAAAATTATTTCATGTTGATGTAGCAAACCTAACAAAAATTATTGTAAACGAAAGCGAAGGAAAAAATCCTGAGCAGTATGTTGTTAAAGACATGAATCTTAATTTTAAAGATCTTGTTGCAACTACACCGCATCAAACCCAAGGCCAGTTAAACAATGGCGGCATGGGTAGCTATCAAAGTGCTAGTTCAGGTAAAGGATACCTTGCAGGACAAAGTGCAGGCCAAGCTGGTACACGTTTTAGTAGAGAAGAAAACGAACTAACTGTTGATGCAAGTCATATATTACATTTAAGTTTGTCAGAAGGATTAGACAACAACTATCCTTTTGGTAACTCATTACTAGAAACAATTTTTAAAGTTTACAAGCAAAAAGAATTGCTTGAAGATGCGATTATTATCTATCGTGTCCAACGTGCGCCGGAGCGCAGAGTATTCTATGTTGATGTGGGTAACATGCCTTCACACCTTGCTATGCAATTTGTGGAGAGAGTCAAAACGGAAATCCATCAAAGAAGGATCCCATCGGCGACAGGGGGCGGTCAAAATGTCATAGACAGTTCATATAATCCTTTGTCAATCAACGAAGACTACTTTTTTCCGCAGACCGCAGAAGGTAGAGGCTCTAAAGTTGAAACGCTTCCAGGTGGCACTAACCTAGGAGAGATTGATGACCTTAGATACTTTACTAATAAGCTCGTACGTGGATTACGTATACCGAGTTCATACTTACCAACAGGGGCTGACGACAGTGCCAGCCAATACAATGACGGTAGGGTAGGCACAGCATACATTCAAGAATTACGTTTCAATACATATTGCGAACGTTTACAAAATTTATTAATTGAAGGCTTTGATCAAGAGTTTAAACGTTATTTGTTAGACAAAGGTGTTAACATTGATACATCGATGTTTGATTTAGCATTTCAACCACCGCAAAACTTTGCAGCATATAGACAAAGTGAAATTGACAATGCACGTATTCCTACATTTACACAAATGAGTGCAGTACCTTATGTATCAAACAGATTTGCAATGAAACGATTCTTAGGTATGACTGACGAAGAGATTGCAGAAAACGAACGTTTATGGCGTGAAGAAAATGACGAAGCACTAGAACAACAACCTACTGATGCCGCAGGCGAAATGCGTGGCGGTGGTATTTCAGGTGCAGGCATGGAAGCAGACTTAGGCGGTATGGAAGATGAAGTTCCTGATGCAGACATAGAAGCCGGAGGCGACACAACACCTCCTGACACTGTTACAGGACAAGAACTAGGAGCCGGAGCGGCCACAACGGACCAAACGGTATAAATACTAACATGATACTGAGAGAACTATTTTATTTTGATCCAGAAACGTTAGAACCTGTACAAAACGACAGGTACGAACCTCAGCATGACGATTCACCAATTAAATCAAACGACACTCGTAAAACAAAATTAACACTTCGCCAAATAAACAGGATACGTAAAGCAAGCCAACTACATAATAAAGAAGCACAAGAAGAACTGCAATTTATTAGACAAATGTATGGAATTGCTGCACAAGCTGAAGCCGGCGGAGTATGATAATTGGCAAAAGTAGATAAGTCTCTATATACAAAAGAAGAATGGCAAGAAATTAGAAACCAACGCCGTATTCAAAAAACTGTAGATAAAAATAAAAAACTAGCAGATCATAGTAATAGAAAAAACAAAAAAGCAGCATTTGTTTTAGGTAATGGCACTAGTAGACAATCTATAGATCCTCAAATTTTATACTCATATGGAAAGATATACGGATGCAATGCATTGTATAGATCTTTTGCTCCCGACTTTTTAGTTGCTGTTGATGTTAAGATGATTTTAGAAATACATAAATCTCGATATCAAGAAAAAAATATTGTATGGACAAATCCAAATAAAAGTTATAATCATATAAAAGGTTTAAACTTCTTTTCTCCTAGTAAAGGTTGGAGTAGTGGACCAACAGCATTGTGGCTTGCTAGTCAACATCATTATGAAACAATTTATATATTAGGTTTTGATTTTACAGGATTAGATAATAATACTAAACTAAACAACATATATGCAAATACTATGAACTATAAAAAATCTAACGATGGCGCAACTTTTTATGGTAATTGGATGCGTCAAACTAAGAGTGTTATACATGAAAACAAAGATATACAATTTGTAAGAGTAATAGCACCTGATAATTATTCACCCGAGGAACTAAATACTTTTGACAACTACAGCGAAATTCTTGTTGAAGATTTCCAAAAAATGTTCGATAATTCTAGTACCTAGCTGAAAACTGGCTGTTTTTGGCCTATTTCTACGTACATTTCTACCTATATACTAAATACTATTGACAGCCTTACCCGTAGGGGTAATATATTCATTTATAGGAGAAAACAATGGCAGATCAAAATAAATTTGAAGAAATGCTTGAGCGCCTAGTCAACGAAGACAAAGCAGGTGCGGAAGAGCTTTTCCATGAGATTGTGGTTGAGAAATCACGTGATATTTACGAAGGTCTATTAGAATCAGACCTAGACCTAGACGAAGAAGAAGAGGAAACAACTGAAGCAGCTGATGAAGAAGTTGAAGAATCTGATGACGACGATCTTGACGAAGCAACAGACGAAGAAGTTGATGAGTCTGAAGAAGAAGTTGAAGAAGGTTTCGACCTAGGCGAATTTGAAGTAGAAGCTGACGACGAGCCAGAAATGCCAGGAATGGACATGGACATGGACGACGAAGGCGATGACGAAGAAGATGCTGGTGAAGAAGAAATTGAAGATCGTGTTATGGATCTTGAAGACGCACTAGACGATCTAAAAGCAGAATTTGAAAAAATGATGGACGGCAGTGATGACGGCGACGACGAAGAAGGCGACGACGATGCAGCTGACGACATGATGAAAGACATCGAAGACGAGTCTATGGCTTTTGAAGCAGATGAAGAAGTTGATGAAGCTGCTGACGAAGAAGTAGACGAAGCGTCAGATGAAGAAGTAGACGAAGCAGCTGATGATGAAGTTGAAGAGTCAAAAACACCTAAGAGTGCAGGCGAAACAATGCGCGAATATGTTGAAAAAGTATCAGCAACAATGGGCGACACAGGTACTAACGGTACTAAGTCAGCTGTTGCAGGTAAAAACGACATGGGCGGCTCAGCAGGCAACTTGAATCAAAGTGCAGTAGCTGGTGATCCAGAAGCAGGCGCAGGTTCAACTGTAAAAGGTGCAGCACTAAGTGATACAAGTGCAAAAGAAGATTCAGCTGGTAACGTTAACGTTCCAGGTGGAAAAGCAGCGAAAGCTGGTAAAACAGAACCTGGCCACGGCGCTGAGAAAAAGGGCAAGCCAGAGACAGCAGCTAATAAAAAACCAACTATTGGCGGCTAAAAACCAGTTAGGAACTTAATATATGGCCAACTTTTTAAGAGAGCATTTGACATTTGACCAGGCAGGTATGGTCGTAGAGACCGCGGAAAACTCAAATGGCGGCAAAGATCTTTATCTAAAAGGAATTTGCATCCAAGGCGGAGTACGCAACGCTAACCAGCGTGTGTATCCTGTAAATGAGATTGGAAGGGCTGTCAAAACTCTCAACGATCAAATCAGTGAAGGTTTCAGTGTTCTTGGAGAAGTTGATCATCCAGAAGGTCTTAACATAAACTTAGACCGTGTATGCCATATGGTCACAGATATGTGGATGGATGGCGATAACGGTTTTGGAAAATTAAAAATCTTACCAACCCCTATGGGACAGTTAGTTAGTACTATGATACAAAATGGTGTTAAACTAGGTGTTTCGTCTAGGGGCTCTGGTGAAGTTGACGGCAGCGGTAACGTTGCCGGTTTTGAAATCATCACCGTGGACATTGTGGCTCAGCCCAGTGCCCCCGGTGCTTACCCTACCCCGATCTATGAGCATATCATGAACACTCGTGGAGGAATGAAGGCATATGAGTTAGCAGAGGCAACCAAGTACGACACCAAGGCACAAAAGTTTTTAAAGAATCAGTTGGTTAATATAATCAACGGACTCCAATAACGAGGAGAATAATATGTTGGATGCATTAAAATCACTCTTCGAAAGCGATGCACTTACAGATGATGTAAAAGCAGAACTTCAAGAAGCATGGGAAGTTAAGATCGATGAAAATCGTAAAGCTGTCACTGCTGAACTACGTGAAGAATTTGCTCAAAAATATGAGCATGACAAGACAACTATGGTCGAAGCAATCGACAGGTTACTTGAGGAACGTTTAGCTGTAGAAATTTCAGAATTCGCAGAAGATCGTCAGCAGTTAGCTGAAGCAAAAGCAAAGTATGCTATTGCAATGCGTGAAAACGCAGATCTAATGCAAGGTTTTGTAATGGAACAGTTAAAGAAAGAAGTTTCCGAACTACATGTAGAACGCAAGGCAATGGCAGAACAACATGCTAAACTAGAAGAATTTGTAGTTGAAGCACTATCTAAAGAAATTGCAGAGTTCCACGAAGACAAACAAGATTTAGCAGAAACAAAAGTACGTTTAGTACGTGAAGCTAAATCACACTTCGCTAAAGTTAAAACTGACTTTATCGAAAGAAGTGCGCAAGCAGTATCCGAAACAGTTGACAAAGCACTACGTAGTGAAATTAGTCAGCTTAAAGAAGATATTGACGAAGCACGTCACAACGACTTTGGTCGTAAGCTATTTGAAGCATTTGCAAGCGAGTATACAAATAGCTATCTCAACGAAAAATCAGAAACAGCTAAAATGTTAAAAGTTGTTGCTGCAAAAGATAAGCAGATTGCAGAAGCGAAAGTTGCTGCTAAGAAAGCTATTGAAATTGCAGAAGCACAACAGAAAGAAAACAAAGTTTTATCTGAATCTGCTCGTAGAGAAAAGATTATGAACGGTCTTATTGCTCCTTTATCAAAGGATCAGAAAGATATTATGACAGACTTACTGGAAAGTGTACAAACAGATAGACTTAATAAATCTTTTGAAAAGTACTTACCATCAGTTATTGACGGCAATACTCCAGCGAAGCGTAAGGCAGTCCTATCAGAGGCAAAAGAAATCACAGGCAACAGAACAGAAAACAAAAACATGACACCAAAAGCAGACGATTCTAATGTATTAGACTTACGCCGTCTTGCTGGATTAAATTAAGGAGATTATGATGTCAGAACTATTAGAAAGCCGCTGGTCAGACACAAAAACTGCTCTTCTTGAAGGCCTAGACGGTAACAAGAAGTCAGTAATGGCTGCCACATTAGAGAATACTCGCAAGTACTTGTCAGAGAGTGCAACAGCGGGTGCAACAAGCGCAGGTAACGTAGCAACACTTAACCGTGTTATCCTACCAGTTATCAGACGTGTTATGCCAACTGTTATTGCAAACGAACTAGTAGGCGTTCAGCCTATGACTGGCCCAGTTGGTCAAATTCACACGCTACGTGTACGTTACGCAGATGCATTTAACAGTGCAGCTGGAACAGACACAGCAGCTGGTGATGAGGCGTTAAGCCCATTCAAGATTGCCGAAGGTTATTCAGGTGCAACAAATGATAAAGCAGCTTCTACAGCAGCTTTAGAAGGTGCAGCTGGTAACAGACTAAGCATTCAAATCTTAAAGCAGACAGTCGAAGCGAAAACTCGTAAGTTGAGTGCTCGTTGGACGTTTGAAGCTGCTCAAGATGCACAGTCACAGCACGGCATTGATGTTGAAGCAGAAATTATGGCTGCTTTAGCACAAGAAATTACTGCAGAAATTGATCAAGAAGTATTAGCTTCTTTAGGTTCATTAGCTGGTTCAGCTGCTGAAACTTATGACCAATCAGCAGTATCAGGTACAGCTACTTTCGTAGGTGATGAGCATGCTGCATTAGCAGTACAAATCAACCGCGTAAGTAACTTGATCGCACAGCGTACACGTAGAGGCGCAGGTAACTGGGCAGTGGTATCACCATTTGCGTTAACTATCCTACAGTCTGCTACAACTTCAGCGTTCGCAAGAACAACAGAAGGTACGTTTGAAGCACCAACTAACACTAAAATGGTTGGTACGCTAAACAACGCAATGAAAGTATATGTAAACACATATGCAGCTGATAACAGCCCAGTGCTAATCGGCTACAAAGGTTCAAGTGAATCAGATGCAGCGGCATTCTATTGCCCATACATCCCACTAATGAGCTCAGGCGTTGTACTTGACCCAACATCATTCGAACCAACAGTGTCATTTATGACACGTTACGGATATGTTGAGTTAAACAACACAGCATCATCGCTTGGTAACGCAGCTGATTACTTAGGTAAAGTTGACATTACTAACGGTGCAGTTAGCTTCAGCTAAGTTATAATGTAACTACTAAATAGGCCCTACGGGGCCTATTTTTTTGACTGACAGATATTTTATATAAATATTGCCATAGGAGACGATTATGGCTTACTCAGAGAAAGTCATTGATCATTACGAAAATCCCAGAAATGTTGGTAATCTTAATAAAGACGATCCGTCTGTGGGTACTGGTATGGTCGGTGCGCCAGCTTGTGGCGATGTAATGAAATTACAAATTAAAGTTGAAAATGGTATCATACAAGATGCTAAATTTAAAACATATGGCTGTGGTAGTGCTATTGCAAGTTCTAGTTTACTTACAGAATGGGTCAAAGGCAGAACAATAGAAGACGCCGGTAAAATTAAGAACACAGAATTGGCAGAAGAATTAGCATTACCTCCTGTTAAAATACATTGTAGTGTTCTTGCAGAAGATGCAATCAAAGCAGCAATACACGATTACGAAACAAAGTGTAACTGCAAATAAATTTAAAAAAAATGTACTTTTATGGTTGACATCTAATATAAAGATGCTATAGTTAATACATAAACTAAACGACGGTTTAGATTAGATAGTGCAAGGAATGGCAATCCGTAGAGGTTGTAACTTGATTCATAGCTGTGGTAGCAATGCAAGAGCGTAGAGATACGAAGTTGTATTTTTAGACGTAACTGTTTAATATGAAGTTCCCTGATTTGAGCGTGGCTCTACAAAGGGGTTGTTGGTATTCACAGAGTCCAACCTATCACCCTTATTATTAAAAGGTCTACCCACTAATGCGGTAGGCCTTTTTTCTTTTCTCTTAACCCTTTGATAAATACATATGTCAGATAGTGTGCTGCAAAGCAGACTTATGCTGTACCCTCAGCGTAGCGGCTAGAACCCGCATCGGACTTCTAACAAGGAGAAAACAAATGGGAAGACCACTAAACAAAAGATTTTTCGGAGAGCCAACAACAGATGGCAACGAAATCAAAGTACGTTATCGTGCTACAGGACAAGTTGAAGCAAATGGCTGGATCGTTAAGCAATTAGGATCTAAAAAGTTTCGTTGCTACGACGGTACTAACGTAATGGATTGTACTTTAGTTGACAAATCGCAAGGCACTTTAGCAGAAGGTGATATGACTATCACAGTTAAAGACGATGGCGGAACAGCTCGTCAAGTTACTAAAATTGCAGGACGCAAAGTAACACTTGACACGGGTGTAAGTATTCCGTGGAACTTTAGCGATTCTACAGTTGACGGCGCAGTTGAAATGGAAGAAGCTGGTACAGATGATGCATTCACTGGTGCAGATGATTTCGAAGCTGACTAAAAATAGAATAGTAGGGGAGAAATCCCCTACTTACTTTTAAGGAAATTAAATGTCTAGTAAGTTTTTAAAAATTGGCGGTGATTATAAAATATCTACTGAATCAGGCGGTATTATAACTCTTGACACAGGCAATGAAGTTGGCCAAGTTGTTATTACAGGTGATCTTGTAGTTGAAGGTGAATCAACCGTAGTTGAAACTACTAATATGACAATTGAAGATAACATTATACTTCTTAATCAAGGAGAAACTGGCAACGGCATCACAAGAGGCGGCCAAGCTGGTTTAGAAATTGAAAGAGGAGTTGACGTCAATGGTCGTTGGCTATTCATTGATAGCATCGATTGGACCGACACACCGATACCAGGAACAACAAGATCCGGCGGCTGGTCAGGAAGAGACACATCTGGAAACATATTAGGTATTGAAACAGTAAGTATTACTACTGGTGGTAACCCTTTTGCGTTTTATATAAACAGTAATGATGTAGGCGCAAAACTTTTTATTGACGGCGCAGCAGATTATGAGCTAAGAGTTACAGACGACGACGATATTCCTAACAAAAAATATGTTGACGATTCTATTACAAACTTTTTTAACGTAACAGTGCCAAGTAGAATTCAAGAAGGTGGCGTAGGAGATCTAACAAAGGTTGAAACACTTGATGATTCTGTAACAGGCACACCTAGTCGTATTAATTTAACAGTAGATGATATCAGTATAGCAGACTTTTTTGAAACATATGCAGACATATACGGATTAAGAATTGAAGATCTTCCTGGTAGGGGGATAGAACTAAAAACAACGCAAACAAGTGGTAACGATTTAATTTTAGGTGCAATGGGTACTGGTCAAGTTGTAATTGAAGATAACTTGAGAATACAAAGAATTGGTCACGAAGGAGATGATACAGCTCCTGCAAGTGTGCCAGTACCTAATGAAGGTGTTACAGTGTTTGCAAATACAAGTAACTCAGGCGGCTCGGGATTATACTTCGTTAATGAAAATGCACAACGTGACGAACTGATAAGTAGAAATAGAGCACTTGTGTACAGTATGATTTTTTAAGGAAATAAAATGGCAATAGTAAACCAAGCAATAATAGATAATGTAGCAAACGCACCGAACAATTTTAGATATACAATGCTTACAGTTCCTACAGATGAACAATGGGCAGTAACTAATATTATGGTTTGTAACACTTACGATCCTAGTGCTGCAAATCCTGAAAACGAAACTTGTGCATTTGATTTACACTTCGTGCCTAGTACAGGTGCATATGCAGATGATACAACAAGTGTAGTAAGACGACTTTCCTTACCTGCAGGAGAAACTTTTACATTTGACACAGAGCGTGTAATCTTAGAAGCAGGCGATAGTGTAGTTATTAACGGCGAAGCAAGTGCCGGCGGCACAGGACGTTTGGCATGTACAGTGAGTTACATGAAGGTACTGTAATGAGATTATTAAAAGCGCAAAATACCAATCTTAGAAATATTTACGGCAAAGGCGTAAAATATGATGTTAATGATCAAGTTATTGTTGACACTACAAACGTTATGTTACTGCCAAAAGGTACAACAGCGCAAAGACCAGCAACTCCAACAGACGGCCATATCAGATATAATACAACTGTTGACGGCGATGGAGTAGATATTGGGTTAGAAGTATATAATGACGGTGCGTGGCGCCGAGTTAGATACAAAGAACCAAATGTTAATCCGGGTATTGTTTGGCAAGGTTTGGGCAACGGCGATGCAACTGAAACAGTATTTGGTTTATTAAATAGCGACGACCCAGATTATCCTGTACCAACAGCAGCCGAACATGTTATTGTATTAGTTGAAAACGTTGTTCAATTGCCTACAACTAACTATACATTAGAACAAAGTACTTCTGGAAGTCTTACAGGACCAAATGCACCATATGCAGACGGTTGGTACATTAAATTTACAAGTCCTGTAGATTTAGCTAAACCTGTAACTGTAGTACATAACTTAGACAAATAACCCGATAAATACTTGTGCAGGAGTAGCTTATGTCACAAGTTGGTAGAATATCAGGACCATTATTACAAGAAAATCTTATCCGAAACGGTATCGATTTAAGTTTCGAAACGGATCTCATTTATCTAGATGTTACAGCAGGTAAATTAGGCGTAAAAACAAATTCTCCTACAAATGAATTACAATCACAAAATGAAATACGGACTACAAACTTAATTGTAGATACCGAAGCAAACTTTCCTATATTAAACTTTACAAACACTAGTATACAACCGTTTGGCGGCACTAATAATATTTTATTAGATGCTAGACATAATATTACTGCAAGTAATATTAAAACAGGCGATATTTTTATCGATGATAACTTTATTAAAACTACTGAAAGTAACAGTCCACTAGAATTTTATCCTAACGGCACAGGTTTAGTAAATGTTTTTAACAAACTTTATGTAGACGGTAATGTAAACCTAGACGGTGATTTAAATGTAGACGGTAATATACAGTTAGGTGATGCTAATACAGACAATTTAGTCTTTAATGCTGATATAGATAGTAATATTATTCCTGATGTAGATATAACATACAGTTTAGGAACATCGTCAAAGCGTTGGCAAACTTTTAATAGTGCATTTGCCAACAGTGAGAATATTGAAACTTCTACAGCAAACATAGGCACAGTGTCTTTAGGAACAGATCAAGGTAAAATTTGGTATGTAAGTACAAATGGTGATAATGGAAATAACGGAGAGCACCAGCAAGCACCGTTTAGAACTATAGACTATGCAGTAACTAGAGCACAAGCAGGCGATACAATTTATGTCCAGCCTGGAGAATATGAAGAAACATGTCCGATTGTAGTTCCGCAAGGAGTTACAATTAAAGGTTCAGACCTGAGGAATACTATTGTTAAGCCTCCTACTAGCGATAACTATGTTGACATTTTTAAACTTAATGGAGAAACATCAGTAAGCGATATCACTATTAAAGACTTTTATTATGATAGTGTAAATGATGTAGGGTATGCATTTAGATATGCAGCTAACGCAGCAGTAATAACACGTTCACCTTATATACAAAATATAAGTGTTATTACAAAAGGTTCAGTTACAAGTGCAAGCGATCCTAGAGGATTTGACGAAGGTGATGCAGGCAAAGGCGCACTAGTTGACGGAGCCTCTGTTATTGACACTAGCGAAGAAGCTAGCATGCTTTTCCACAGTGTAACGTTTATAACACCTGGTGTAGATGCACTTACAATGACTAATGGTGTGCGTGTTGAATGGCTAAATTCATTTACATACTTTGCCGACATAGGCTTGCATGCTAAAAATGGAGCAACAGGACATTTAAGTACTGACGGTTCAACAAGAAAGTATGGTGCAGAGCTACGTTCAATCGGTAGTGCATCTGTCTATGGTAACAAAGGTGCTGTTGCTGACGGTGCAGACTGTTTAATGTATCTAATACAGCACAATGTTGGATATGTAGGTGTAGGAAAATTTGTTGACAACGATCCTAGCAGAGCAATACAAGCAAATGAAATAGTTGAACTAAACAGTGGTAAGATATATTATCAAACTGTTAACCATTTTGGTGATTTTAGGGTTGGAGATAACTTTTTTATTAACCAAGAGACTGGTGAATCAAGCATTGTTATTGATAGCAGTGAAGTTCAAGGGTTTGGTAGATTAAGAGTAACCGATGTTAACACTGGAAATGTTACTTTAATCGACGGCGAGCAAATTAGTACTGGTAACTTAACATTTAGTGGCAACAATATTTTATCAGTAGATGGTCCTATTAATATTGACAGTACGGGTGTAATTAATTTACAAGATAATACTAATGTTTCGGGCAATGTTGATATAACTGGTAACTTTACATTTGACGGAACCTTAAATTTATTAGGAAATCAAACAACTGATACATTAGCATTTAATGCTAACATTAGTCAAGATTTAAATCCTAATACTGATTTAACTTTTGATTTGGGTAGTAGTACAAAACTATGGAATAATTTATATACTACTGAAGCACAAATTGCTGGCATACACATCGAAGATAACTTTATTACTACAGATGTAGTTGACACTGATTTAGAATTTAGAGCTAATGGTACTGGCGAAATAGAAATTCCTAGTAATGATGTTCAAATAGATAATAATCTTACAGTTAACGGTACAAGTAATTTACAAAATACAAATATTGTAGGATTAACAACTCAAGTTGGCAATTTTCCTATAACTGGAAATGTACAATCTGTTAATTTAACAGTTACAAAAGATATAACAGTAGCAAGTCAAAGTTTATTTGAAGAAATTTTATTCGATGGAAATGTTATTACTACAACTACATCCAATGCTGATTTAGAATTACGTGCAGCAGGAACAGGTGAAGTAATAATAAATGAACAAATTGACATTAATAATAATTTACAATTTACTGATTTATCAGAAACTGGATTAATAACTG